TATGGTGCCCCGAGGTTCGCCAGATCATAAGGAACTATTTCAATGGCAAACCCGACAAGTGGTGACGTACATGTAAACGTCCCATTGACGAACATCTCGATCGCGTGGATGCAGAAGCCCGAAGGCTTCGTCGCCGACCAGATTTTTCCCAACATCCCCGTGCAAAAGCAGGCCGATCGTTATTTCACCTACAGCCGCGCTGACTTCAACCGTAACACGATGCGCAAGCGCGCACCGTCGAGCGAATCGGCTGGTGGCGGCTGGCGGATCGACTCCACTCCGTCCTATTTCACGGACGTGTGGGCGCTCCACAAGGACATCGACGACGGCCTTCGCGCCAACCAAGACGCCCCGCTCAACATGGATCGCGACGCGACCATGTGGCTGTCGCAACAGGCTCTCATCAACCGCGAAGTGAATTGGGCAACCAACTACTTCGGCACCGGCATCTGGACCGGCGCTTCGGTTGACGTGGCCGGCGTCTCGGCATCTCCCGCCGGCAACCAAGTGTTTCAGTGGTCGGACACGACCCACGGCACTCCGGTTACCGACGTCAAGACCTACAACGACAAGATTCACCTTGCGACGGGCTTCCGGGCCAACAAGCTGGTGATGGGTCGTCAAGTCTGGTCCGTGCTGTCGGAGCATCCGACGATCACCGACCGCATCAAGTACGGTGCATCGCCGGCCGCGCCCGCGATCATCACCAAGCAGGCCGTTGCCGCTCTGATGGAAATCGATGGCATTTATGTCATGGATGCCATTCAGAACACCGGCAACGAGGCGGACGCTGAGAACACCACCATCAACTCGGGCGAGACGAACGCCTTCGTTGGCGGCAAGTCGGCGCTGCTGGTATATGCGGCTCCTTCTGCATCGATCTTGCAGCCCTCGGGCGGCTATACCTTCTCTTGGGTTGGCTACACGGGCGCAGGCCCGCTCGGCCAGCGCATCAAGAACATGCGCATTGATCCGATCAATTCCGATCGCATCGAAATCGAAATGGCCTACGCTCAGAAGCTCGTCGCGGCTGAGTGCGGCGTATTCTTCACGACCATTGTCGCCTAACTCCGGCACACAACATTAGGCGAATGAGAACCCCGGCAGAAATCCCGGGGTTTTTCATTGTCCCTTAACGCCTCGGGGCCAAGGGTGTCGGCATGAACCCCAAATATTGGCTCCCGAAATTCGACCCTGATGCGGTCTTTATCATCGCCAACTGGCGCCCCGGCTTTACTCATGGCGGTACAGTGCCGGCGCGTGATTCGGTGCTGGATACGGCCGGCATCCGGCCCGATACCCTCCGCGCGCTCTACGAAAACCGCTGGATCAGGATGGCTGAGCCCGGCGAATTGCCCGATCCTGTTGTTGATGCCCGCGTGCAGGCGCTGGTAGAAGGCAAGAGGCCGCGCGGCCGACCACGTAAGGAAATAGCCCATGGCGCTGCCATTCTTTCCGGACGCCCCGTTTGATACGAGCGCTACTTTCATAGTCCAGAACTGGCCTGCCAATTGGGCCTTGAATGGCATGAGGCTGGGCCATGGCACGATCTTTGACAAGGCAGCAGTGTCTGAGCCGCAACTTCGGGCGCTTTATATGGACGGGCGAATCAGGTTCGCTTTGCCGGATGAGGTGCCGACAGACGGATCGGAGCCGGTTGGCTCCAGACCTAGCCGATTAGCCCAACGGGGAGACTTGGACCTTGCCACCACCCCGACCGGCTGACGTTGTCAGGGCGGCGGCCGCCAAGCACAGGGTTGGTATGCAGCAGGCGCCGTTTTCCAAGCTACCTCCGCTGGGCGAAGTCACCGCGCCATGGTGGGATGACATGCCGCTGGCCGTTGTCGGCACCGGCATTTCCCTAGTCGGGTTTGATTTCAGCCGTTTCCAGATACCGGGCGTCCGCGTGCTGGCAGTCAAGGAGGCGGTATGGGACCTCCCTTTTGCCGAGTGTGTATTCTCGCTGGATCGGCCATGGATCAACCGGCAGGCCGAAAAGCTGAATGCTAGCCCCATCCCCAAGGTGTTTGCCGTCGAGCCCGAGGTTAGGCCATGCGCAAATATAGAAAACTCACTTTATTTGCTGCGCAGCAGATTCGGCGGCTTCAGCGAAGACCCGAAGATTATCCAGTCCGGCGCCAATTCCGGCTTTGGCGCGGTCAATTATGCCTATTTGAAGCGGGCGGGGCGCGGCGGCCATCCCATTGTGCTTTTCGGCTTCGACTACAAGCCGGGGCCGCATTACTGCCAAGACCGCTACCATTGGCAGACGGAGGCCCACAATCAGCGGTATTGGGAACAATGGGGCGGGAATTTTAACGACTGCCGCGCACAACTAGACGCCAACAGAATCTTGGTCATCAACGCGTCCCTCGAATCGACGGTGAAGGCGTTTCCCAAGGTTTCCGTCGAGGATGGCCTGCGGTGTCTGGGAAACGGTCGATCTTTATAGGGTATGACCCGCGCGAGGCGACAGCCTTCGCGGTCGCCCGGGATAGCTGCCGCCAGCATCTCAATCTACCAACGCCGATCTATGGCCTGCTGCTTTCCGACCTGAAACGGCGCGGCGTCTATCGGCGGCCGATTGAAATGCGGGCCTCGGCGGCAGACCGTCCGATCATGTGGGATACGGTTTCAGATGCGCCAATGTCGACCGAGCACGCCAATGCTCGCTTTTTTGTACCGCATTTGGCCAAGACCGGATGGGCGCTATTTACCGATGGGGATGTCCTGTTCCGCGATAATGTGGGGAAGCTATTTGATTCTCTCGATCGCCATAAGGCCGTCTATTGCGTCAAGCACGAGCACAAGCCAACCGATCTTATCAAGATGGACGGACAGGCCCAGACTGTATATGCGCGCAAGAATTGGTCGTCTGTAATCGCCTTCAACTGCGACCACGAATCAAACCGGCGCGGCCTCTCGCTGGACATGCTCAACAAGACGCCCGGGCGACACCTGCACGCCCTTTGCTGGCTGGAGCACGATGAAATAGGTGAATTGGACCCGGCTTGGAATTTCCTCGTCGGCTATTCCGACCCAACCATTATTCCCAAAATTGTACACTTTACGAGCGGCGTCCCTGACATGCCCGGATATGAGCATCAGGCGTATGCCACCGAATGGTTCGCTGCCCGCGACCGCTGGATCAGGGGTAATTACCCATGGGTTACGGAGATGAAATCATCGGATCAGGACTTGCCAAAGGCGCCGCTGATCGCGGAGCCCTCATTGCCTTTGGTGACCAGCGCCGCCGACGAATCATCTGGCACCACACCCACGCCCACCACATTTTCGATGGAAATCCCAACATCGCCCAGCCCGGATGGGAGCGCTACGGATCAGCCCTCGAATGGATTCCCCATTACCCCGGAACCAGAGTCTACGCCCGACTCTTCCCCGGAAAACGACAATGGGACTTCATCCCCGGCACCCTGAAAGGTCCGGGCGAGATTTATTTCCACGGGAATGAACTGAAGGCCGCTGACGACATGCTGGCCGGGCTTGATTTGAGCCGACTGGTTATCATGGAGCCGAACACCAAGAACATGGCGCCTAACAAGCGCTGGGGGCTTACGCGCTATACTTATGTTGCAGATCGGCTGCGCCGTGCCGGCATGGAAATCGGCCAGTTTCGCCTGCCGACTGATAGCCATCAGCAGCGCATTCCGATATCCGGCGGCCACTATTTTCTTACACCGACTTTTAAGGTAGCGTGCGCCATCTTGTCACGCGCCCGGCTGTATGTCGGGCCAGAGGGGGGATTGCATCATGCCGCAGCAGCGCTCGGAGTGCCCGCCGTCGTTATCTTCGGAGGCTATATCTCTCCCGCCGTCACCGGATACGAGGGGCACCGGAATTATTTTTTTGGTGAAGACCTCGGTTGTGGAAAATTCGACCCATGTGACCATTGCCGCTTGGCAATGGACCGCATCAGCGCCGAAGTGGTAGCATGCGACGCTTTGTCGCTATTGGAGTCTAGACATGATCCAAGTGAACGGCTTTTGGCTTCCGGACCACGAGACCCACCTGCAACAATTTTTAGAGCAGGGGCCAGAGTTCGCTGGCGGCCCAACGTATCAGCTCCACAAGCTCCAGCACGCCATGCCCCATATCAAAAATTTCCGCGTCGCCCTTGATATCGGCGCGCATTGCGGACTGTGGTCGCGCGTGCTGGCCCGGATGTTTCGGGCCGTCCATGCCTTCGAGCCGGTCAAGGAGCACCGGCTTTGCTGGGGCCGCAATATGCTGGGCCGGGAAGAGAATGTCTGCCTTTGGCCCTATGCTCTAGGCAACACTGAGCATCATTGTTCCCTGCACACGGGACCATCTTCAAGCGGCGATACCTACATCAAGCCCGGCGGCGAACATCCGGCCGACATGAAAACATTGGATGGACTGGCTTCGTTTGATCTTGTCAAACTCGGTGATGAGCCAATCGATTTCATCAAGATTGACTGCGAGGGATATGAGCTATTCGTGCTTGAGGGTGGCGAGGAATTAATCAGAAAGCATCAGCCCTGCATCATCGTGGAACAAAAGCCCGGCAAGGGCAGGCAATTCAATCTTGATGACACAGCGGCTGTGAGCCTGCTGGAGAACTGGGGGGCCTTCAAGATGAAGGAAATCAGCGGCGACTACATCATGGCTTGGCGGTAATGCTGTGGTGCTGCGTTGAGCCTGAGAGGATCGAAAAGACCACGCCCATCATG